GTTCGGCGCGGTCAGGGTCACCGTGCTTCCGGCGCGGGTGGCGGTGACGCCTGTGCCAGCGGCGATGGTCTTCACCCGCTCCTGTGCCGTGTCGTTCGCCTGGGCTGCGAGCTTGTTCGCCGCATCCGCTGTGGTTTGCGCCTTGTCGGCCTTGCCGTCCGCCTGGGTGGCGAGGTCTCGTGCGCCGGCGATTTCGGCCGCGGCGTCGCTTGCGGCCTTGTTGGCTTCGGTGGCGGTTTTGCGGACCGTTTCGAGGTCGGCGGCGGTCACATCGGCGCTGAACGTCCAGTTGGAGAGGGTGAGGCCGCTGCCGGCGTAGTAGGCGTGGCCGTCTCCGGAGCTTGATCCACCGCCGCCGGTCTCGCCGGTCGATTCCGTGGATGCGGTGGTCGCCTCGTAGGTTACGGTCGGGATGCCGTCTTCGATTTTGATGATTTTTTTGGTGATTTCGGCGGTGACCTTGATGCCGGTGGTGTTGTCTCGGCCGGTCACGGTGTCGCCCACGTCGAGGTCGATGCCGTCGGATTCCACATCCACGTCGATGCTGCCTGTATCTCGCAGCTCCTGGAGCTTTGTCTTGCCTTTGGTCTCGAGTTCGGCGGCGTCGGCGTTGCTGAGCTCGTAGACGCTTGTGCGCTCGTCCGCGCCTTTGATGGTCTGCGTGTGGCTGAGCGTGCCTTTCTGGTCGGCGTACCAGTGGACGACGATCCTGTCCTTGAGGTCGCCCTTGCCGAGGCAGATCAGGTGGTTGATCGGATGCGAGGCGAGGGTCGCGTCGAAGTCGATGAGGTCGGAGTCGATGAGGTCGCCGGCGGCCGTGATCGGCGGCGCGTCGACTGTCACGCCGTTCTGCGCTGCGGTGATGCGCAGCCGCAGTCCTGATGCGCGCAGCATCTTGGACAGGCCGCTCCACGCGTCGCAGTACCGGTCGAACTGCCAGTTTGCGGTTTTGGACGTGCCTTCCGTGACGTTGAGGATGTCCTGCAGTCCGATACGGGAGATGACGGTGCGCAGGAGCGTGCCGATCGTGCCGCTCATGGTCAGGTAGTCCTTGCCCTTGTCGGGTTCGAGGATCTTCGAGGCGAGCAGGCCGTGCCAGTCGCGACCGTGGTAGGTGAGCTCGCCCTCGCCGCCGGTGACGCTGGTCTTCACGTCGTCGACGATGCCGCCCCAGCCGGTGCCGTCGACCCACCATCGGCAGCCTGGTTCCAGGCATGCCGGGCATTGGAGGTCGAAGTCGTTCTCCCCCGACCCGTATGCCAGGTCGAGCGTCCATGAGGCGTACGAGCCGGACGGCGTGCCGTTCGTGTCGGTGACGATCAGGTCCATGGCGGTTCGCTCCTCTCTTCGATGGCGGTCAAGTCGAATTTGAATCCACCAGCCCAGCTGATCGTGCTCATGCCGGGCGGCAACGGTTCAAAGATGTAGGTTCCGGATCCGCGCCCGGTGCCTCGCACGGCTTTGCCGAAGAGGTTGGTGCGCAGGCCGGTGTCCGAGATCATCGTGACGGTTCTGCTATCGGAGGCCGCGTCGATTTCAAGTCTGCTGCCAGCCGGTATGGTCGCGTCGACCTCGTACCGGTTCGTGCCGATGATGATGTACGGGTTGACGCACGGGCCGAAGATCGTGAGCTTCACCGGCTGCGGCATGCCGGTCGCGTTGGTCACGGTGTCGAGGATGCTCATGCCGGCGTAGTCGTGCGGGTAGTCGTACGGGTAGTCGAGGTCGCCGCCGGCCTTGTCGGCTCGCGGATCGTGGTGTTCGGTGGTCCCGCGCCGCCACACGCCGTCTGCAAGCACGATGGTCAGCTGCGTCTCGACCATCGTGGGCGTGATGGACTGCGGCTCGCTCTTCGCGATCCACGCCCTGGTCTCCCATTCGCCGTCGGCCACGAGGGTGCCTGGCGTGCCGGCGGCCATGTCGGCGTCGGCAAGGCGGCACAGCAGGTCGAGCGTGGACGGCGAATCATGGATCTTCACGGCGACGGTCTCCTCGCGCGCGCCGCGGGTGATGCCGGTCAGGCCGCGTGCGCCGATGCTGTAGTCCCAGACGCGGCCGCGCAGTCCGGCGAGCGTGTCGCCGTACAGAGGCCCTTCGAAGCCGATTCGCTCACCTGTGGCGGCGCACGCGTATTCAAGCGATTGCACTTCTCACCTTCCTTGCGAAGTCGCGGTCCCCTATCGTCGGCGTACACCTGGCGATGATCGATCCGAGGTCGTCGTGCAGCGATTCGACGGCCGCGATGAGTTCCCGCAGATCGCCGTCGCCGGCATTGGCGCCGGTGCCGGCCGTGACGTTCAGCCTGCCGGTCTTCGACCAGTCCGCGTCGGAGAGGCTCATCGTGGAGACGAGCGAATCCATGGAACGGCTGACCACATGCGCGGAATCGTCGATGCCCAATGCCATGCCACGTCCGACCATCACGCCGATCTCATCGCGGAACACACGCGACGGGGAATGGATTCCCAAAGCGTTCTTGGCCTTGTCCACCAAGCCCGACAACGCGTTGGTGATGCTGGAATACAACGAGCCGACCATTCCTGTGATACCGTTGATCAATCCCTGGATGATGTTGCGGCCAGCATCCACCAGCCAGCGTCCCGCGCCGGACATCGCGCTCCGGACGGTTCCGCCAATCCCGCTCACGACGCTCCCGACACGGCCAACCATGTTGCTTACGGTGCCGACGATGCCGCCCCAGGCACTCGACACAATGCTTCCGACGCCAATCCACAACGCGGCCCACACGCTTCTGATGGTCGAGCATGCGGCGGATACCACGCCACTGACCATGCCGACTCCTGCGGAAACGACGCCTTGGATGCCGCCCCACACTGCCGACGCGATGCCCTGGATGGCCGACCACGCGGCGCTCCAGTTCCCGTTGACGACCGCGAGCGCCAGTTGGATGATGCCTTGGATGACGGTGAGTGCGGTGTTGATGATTGTGGTGACGATGGTCCATGCGCCTTGTACGACGGTGGATATGGTGTTCCAGAGTCCGTTCCAGATTGCGCTGATGATGGTGGCGGCGGTTTGGAAGATGGTTTGGATGGTCTGTATTCCGGCTTGCAGGAGTGGCGTGATGATGGCGATGAATGTTTGGATGCCGGTGATGATCGCGGTGAGTGCGATCATGATGATGGGGCCGATCGTGTTCCAGATGTTTCGGAGGATGGTGGTGAAGAGTGTCCATCCGGTTTGCCAGATTTGCTGGATTTGGCTCATGGTCTGGGTGATGAATGTTCCGATGGCTTGCAGTGCGGGTTGGCATGCTGTGCTTATCTGGTTCCAGATTCCCATGAACCATGTGGCGAAACTGTTCCAGAGTCGTTTACCCGTTTCGGTTTGGGTGAAGAACCATGTCAGCGCGGCCACGGCCGCACCGACGGCAACGACGATCACCCCGAACGGGTTCGCGGCCCAGGCGGCGTTGAACGCCAGTTGCACGGCGGTGGCGGCCTTGGTCACCGAGCTCCACGCCGATTGGGCGGCCTTGACGATATTGAACGAGCTGGCGAGTTGCTTCAGGCCGCCCGCCACACTTCCCGCGTCGGAGATCTTGCCAATCAAATCGAACGCGGCCGTAGCGGTCTTCTCCACACCGGAGGCAGTCGCGGAAATGGCCTTCAGTCCACCGGAAACTGTCTTCAGCCCGGCCGAGACGATATCCCAGCCTTTGACCGCGAGCAATGCAATGGTGATGGCTTTCAACGCGCCGGATACCAGTGCGCCGTTCTGCTGCGCCCACTGTCCGACCGACTGCAGCCAGCCTCCCACCGTCATGAGCACGCCGGTCAAAGTGTTCAACAGTCCGGCGAAGCTCTGCGCCGCGGAACTGGCGGTGCGCGCGCTGTCGTTGAAGCCGAAGGCCTGCGAGACCGCGGCCGCCAATCCGGAAACCAGCGAGCCCAATCCGGAGATGACGCCGGTCAGGCTTTCAAGGAACGGCTGCAACGCGCCCGTCTCGATGAACGTGTTGACGAACGTCTTCGCCCATCCCGCCGCGTTCGACAACGCCTGCGCGACCGAAGCGACCACTCCCGCTAGCGCGCCGGCGGTTGTGGAGAACATTGTGGCGGCTTCGCCGCCATTGTTGAGTCCGCCTATGAGTGATGTGATTGCGTTCCAGAGGCCAGTGAGTTGGCTTTTGAGGCTGGCCGTCGCCGAGGCGAGCATCTGGAAGCCGGGGATGTTGGAGATCGTGTCGCCAAGGTTTTTGAGTTTCGCCTGTGTGGCGGGTATCGCGTTCTCGAGACCTTGTTGGAGTGCCGCTCCGACTTTTTGCAGAGTTGGTGTGACGGCTGCGGTGAATGTGTCGATGAGTGGGATGGCTTGGTTGAACAGGCCGCGCAGGCCGTCGAGGACTGGTGTGGCGGCTGTTTCTCCGAGTCGGCTCAACGCGGCTTTCACGTTGGCCAGGGCGCCGGTGAATGTGGTGCCTGCGGATAGTGCGGCCCCGCCTAGGCCTTCCTGCATGGCGTCGGCGAAGGTCTGGAAGTCGATCTTGCCGTCCGAGACCATGTCGGACACTTCGGCGCTGGTCTTGTTCAGATGCTTGCCGAGCATCTGGAGGACCGGGATGCCGCTCGACATGAGCTGGAGCATGTCGTCGCCCTGGAGTTTGCCTCGCGCGGCGACGGAACCGAAGATCATGCCGATGTCGGTGAGGCTTCTGCCGCTGATCTGCGCGGTGTCGGCCACGGTCTTGAGGACCTTGGTGAGCTGGTCGCCTTCCTTGATGCCGGATGCTGACAGGCTGGCCGCGACGGTCGCGGCGTCACCCAATCCGAACGCGGTGCCCTTGACGGAGGCGAGCGCGTCGTTCATGATTTCGGTGACGCTCGCGCTGTCGTGGCCGAGGCCTTTGAGCTTGGCTTGCGCGTTCTCGATGTTGAGCGCTCGGGTGAAGCCGCCTTTGGCGGCCAATGCGGTGATGCCGCCGGCGAGGGTGGCAATCGCGCCGGTGCCGACCTTGCCGATTTTGCCGAACGCGCCGCCGATTTTCGAGATGAGGGTGTTGGAGCTTTTCTTGGAGGCGTTGTTGACGGCGTCACCGATGTCACCTTCGATGCTTTTGCCGAATCCTTTGCCGGATGGTTCGACGTGGACGTATACGACGCCTATGTCCTGTGCTGCCATCGTGTTTCCTTATTCGTAGGTTGGGATTCCGATGGCGGTCGGAGTCAGAGGTCGTCGTTGATGTGGAAGTAGGCTTTGAGCCGTTCCCTGTCCTCGCGTTGACGGCGGGTGAGGTTGTGCGTCGGGGTTGGCGGGCGGAGCGGGTCGTGCTCGTGGTCGAACCATGGGCGTTTGCGTTGTCCGGACAGCGTCCAGACCGCCTGTTCGGCTCCGTCGGGCGCGTAAACGGCGTTCTGCAACGCCATCCACGAGTGGCTCGTATGGTCTTTGAGGATTTCGCGGGTCAACGCCCAGGCGAGTCCCCAATCGACTCGTGGACGTTGGCCTTCAACCCATTCCCGGAAGCGTACGGGCCTGTAGATCTGCCCGTACGCTCGGATCCAGTCGTAGGCTAGCGCCGCGCGATTGTTGTTCCAGAGGTGGGCGAGGTAAACGTTTTTGGGTCCAGTCCGGATTCCTCGGCCCACGCCTTGATGGTCGCGGTGAGGTAGGCCATCGGACGTTTGGTCTTGCGCAGCACGTTCCAGAAGTTCGGCTGCATCGTCTGGAAGTAGGCGAGGAACGTGCTCACGCAGGCCGTGGTTTCCTCGTCGGACAATGCGGGCTTGCTTTTGACCAGGAGGATGGCCTGGACGAGTTCGATGGGCAGTTCCGCGTTGTTGAGGTTCGGCAGGTCGAGTTTGACGCCGGCGACCTCGAGGTGCACGTCGGGTTTGAGCTCCTCCGCGTCGGTAAGGTCCACGTCCACGACATGGTAGGTGTTGTCGCTCATTTCGTCTCCGTTTCATGGTTATCGGCGGTTATGGGTAATGGTCCCGTGCGGTCGACCGCCATCGGCCGCACGGGAAGAATCAATGGGTCACTTGCCGTCTTCGGTGACGAGGCCCCAGGCGTGGAACTGCTCGCCCTTGTCTCCCTTGAGCATCTTGAACGTCATGCTGAAATTCATGATCTCGCTGGATTTCAGGCTCACGTCGTCACGGTCGGACACCTTCGAGTTGGTGCCGTACAGGAGGAATGGGCGGTCCTGCTGGTCGAGCGCGACCAGGACGAGGATCCATTCCTTCTTCAGTCCGGCTCCCTTGATGCTGATGCCTCCGTCGGATTCGACGTCCACGTCGAAGTAGGCCGACACCACATCCTTGCGGCCCTCCATGGCGGCGAGCTGCAGGGTCCAGTAGCCCGGATCCGTGTCGGACAGGACGATGTCGCCGTTGTGGGCCTTGTAGTCGGTGCTGTCGCCCGGCTCCGGATGCAGTACGGCGCCGTCCTCCGTGGAGTAGCCGATCGGCTTCTTGCTTGCCGGCGGGGTCCAGGCCACTCCGGTCGGAGCCACGAACGTGCTGTCGCCCTTGGGGAACAGGAACAGCGCGTAGTTCTTGATCAGGCGCACGTTGCCTGCGGTGTTGCCGCTGGACACGTACCCGTAGTCGGTCGCGCCCTGCGCGGCGACGGTGGTTTTTTCGTTGTTGTCAGACATTCGTCTGCACCTTTCCGTTCTTCGCGTGTGGCGGCACGTTGTCTTTGGTTGTGTTTCAGTTGACGGTGACCTCGAGCAGGAGCACTCCGTACGCGCACACCAGCCTCTTGTCCTCGTCGGTCATGCGTACCGGCCCGGATTCGAGTGACGCGTCGATGAGCGGCGCGACGTTTCCGAGCCCGATGATTTCCCTCGCGATGTCGGCCCACAGGCGTGCGGCCTTGTCCCAGTCGCCCGTATGGTCCTCTCTCATGCAGCGCACGCTCAGCCGCAGCCGCACGTACTGCGAGATTGGGGTGCTCATGCCTTGCATGGAGTCGGCCAGCGTGGCTTCGGTGAAGGGAGGTTCGAGGTCGCTTCGTTCGATGGTGTCGAACGTCACGTCCGGGAACAGTGTCCTCAGTTTGGGCAGGAGCAGGGGTTCCGTGCGCCGGGGAGTGACCGGGATGCTCATACGCGCATCCTTCCGAGCGTGTCCTCTAGCGTGCCGTGCGCCTTCTCCACCGGTGCCGGGCAGATGATCGCCACGCCGCTGCGGTTCTTGCCGTCATGGTCGCGCACCATGCAGCGGCTGTCGGTGACGGCCTCGTTGGCGGCGTCGCGCATGCGGTCCCGCAGGGTCTCGTTCTTCAGCACCTGTTGGCTGAACGCCTTGCGGTTGAACACGAATCTGCATCGCTTGGCCATGTTTATCCTTTCCTCTCGCCCACGGTGAGCACGTCGCCGACGTGCCGTCCGTGGGTGTTGTTCCATACTTGCGGTGTGCCTTTGACGGGCAGAAGGACGCCTCTGACTTTGATCAGGTCGGCTGGCTGGATGCCTGTCGGTTGGCTGCCGCGGATGTGGATCGTGTATTCGATGGTCCGTGGATTGGCGTTCTCCTCGACCTGGTCGGTGGTGGAGGACGGGGCTACCACCGCCTGAAATGCGCCGACACGGACGGGCTTGCCTTGGATTGGATTGCCGTCCGTGTCGGTCGTGGGTTGGCCGCGCCATACTTCGATGGTTTCCATTAGGACACCTCACCTGTGGCCATGTCGACGCTGAACGCGCGTTGGGCGTTGATGCCGAGGATGCGTTTCTCGTCGTCGCGCAGCCACAGGTCGCCGGTGGGCGCTCCGAAACTGTATTGTTCGCTGAAGCTGCCGGTGGTCTGGTTCATCTGGGTGACGCCGCCGGGAATGTCGTACGGGTCGGCCTGCATGATTCTGCGGACGATGTCGCAGGTGATCTTCGTCAGCAGGCGTGGCCGTTCTTTTTGGAGACGTTGCCAGTTCGGGGAACGTTCCTTGATGTAGTCGGTCACGTCCATGAGATGCGTGTCGGCCTTCTCGCGTTCCTCGTCGGTGAGCTTGTGCCACCTCCGTTCGAGATCTTCGGAGGTGGCGAACATGTCCGGTTCGTCCGTCATGGTCACTTCTTGTCCGGCAGCTTGATCACCCCGGAGGCCGCGAGGCCGGTGATAGTGTCATCGAACTGTTTCGCCAAAGTATTGAAAGCCGTGACGAGCTTGTCGAATTCATCCTTGGTCGGAGCGGCTGCGGCGGCCTTGACGATGTTGCCGTCAACGTTGCCAATCGTCTGTTCGGGCGCGAACTGCTTGATGCCGCCGAGGGTGTCCTTGCCGGCCTCCGGCAGTTCGTAGGCACCGGAACCGGCGGAGAAGGCGGTGCCGTCAGTGTTGACAAGCCGCACCTGCGCGTCCAACGGGCCGACAGTGTGCTTTTCCTCGCCTGCGGGGTTGATCACAAGCGTCTGGATGGGGAAACTCATCGTTCACCTCACTTGGTCTTGAGCACGGCGAACGCGTTCGGGTCGATGACGGCGAACGCGTACATCGCTTCGGTACGGTATGCGATCTGGTTGTGGGCCTTCAGGTCCACGCCGGTCTGGTCCGGGTCGCCGTAGGCGATAATCTCGCTGGTCAGGTCGCGGACCATGCCCCATTTGATGAGGCTGAAGTCTCCCATGAACGCGAGCACCTTCGTCGGGGTCGAGGCCAGTCGTCCGTTGACGGTGCCAGAGGTCGCGGCGGTGATGCCGTCCAGGCTGCCGGCCTGCAGGTTCAGCGGAATCTCCGGATAGAAGCGCATGCCGGTGGAGGGGACGCGCAGCTTGCGCAGACGGGACGCCCACGTCTTGGACAATGCCACGCCGTTGATGTCGTAGGAGTCGTTCAGCGCATCGGCCAGGGCGTCCACGTTGCTGATTTCGTCATCGCCGGCGATCACCTGCACGGCGGACGTGCTCAACGGGTTGAATCCGGAAAGCGCGGTGCCGGTCTTCGGGTTAATCGCATGGTAGATCACGTAGTCGAGCGCACGGCCCAAAGCGGCTGCCTGATCCGCCTGGATGCTGCGGATGATCTGCAGCTGGTTGTCCTCGTCGGCCCACTGGAGTTCGCTCGTGACGCGGGTGGTAGTCTGCACCTTGAAGCGCTTCGCCACGACGGAATCCACGGTCTGCTCGTAACTGTTCTTGACCGCGCCTTCGGCCACGACCTCGGCTTCGCTCTTGCCGTTGAACACGAGGTAGTCGGCGTCGGAGAAGATCTGCGGCGTGCTGGGGCTCAGGGACGCGATGGTGCTGGTGTCCTTGGCCTTGTTCACGATTTCGGTGGCCACGCTCACGGGGAGCTTGATCTGGTCTGTTTTCATCGCCATGATGGCTTGTCCTTTCAGTCGTTATCTGCCGAGGAGCTGATGGATGTACGAGAGCTCTTCGGCGTCCTTGTTGTTCTGGTGCGAAGGAGAGCCTGTCTGGTTCTTCACCCTCGGCGGCTTGGATGCTGGATGCAATGCCGCTCGCAGGAGGTCCGCATGCGCTTCGAGTTCCTCTTTGCTGCCGCCGCGGAGCAGTTCGGCCGGAACGTCCTTGTCTTTGGCGACTTCGGACACCCATTCGGCGTGCTGTTTCTCGGCCGCGGCGTCGTCGATCTGCTTGCGCAATGCGGCGTTCGATTCCTTAAGCTTGTCGATTTCGCTCTTTCCGGCGTTCTCCATCTCGTCGAGTTTCATGGCTTTTGATTTGAGCTCGTCGTAGTCCTTGTACTTGCCGCGCTCCTTCGCCAACCTTTTCTCGACGATCTGGTCGACCTGTTCCTGGGTGAACGATTTCGGCTCGCCGCCGCCACTAACGCCGGAACCGCCCTCGTCCCCGCCGCCGTCGATGAGACGGATACGGGCCGGGAATCGGAATCTGTTGAACATGCTGTGCTCCTTCTTGCTGTTTCCCGTGGATTCGAGTTCGACCGCGCCACGGTGCGCTGTATGGTCCTCCCACGCGATACGGCGCATGGTCGCCGCCAACCGGACCGGCTGGTCGAGTGGTGGATGCAGGATTCGCACCTGCGTGGCTGTGAAGCACCCGATTTACAGTCGGGTCCGTTCGTCTACTCCGGCAATCCACCAAAAATGGCATAAGAAAAGCCACCCATGTGGGTGGCTTGGAATGATTTCAGACCTGTGGGATGGGCACTTTCCTGGCACCGGTCATGTAATGCCAGAATTCATCCGTTCCAGGAGTAAGGCTATGCAAAACGCCTGATGTTTTATCGACCGCGATGCTTGGCGTTCCAGGTACCGGATGTTCACTGGTCGAAGCGGCGAAATCAAGGCCGATGATCCATGCGTCGGAATTTTCCGCAGCGCCTATCGCCCTCATGCCGGGATATTCGGCAAGGACGAGGCCGATGGCATCCGTCAATATCATCTCTGGCCCTCCTTGCAGTATTTCAACACCAGTTCAGTAGGTTCCGCATCGTCTACCCTCATTATACGTGTCATGCCATGGTTGACCATTTCGAAATACCTTGACACGTTCATCGACCCGGTTTGCGGGTCCATGAAATGTATCCCGTCTTTCAGGTTCTCCGCGACGAAGACATGCCTCGTTCCATCAAGCCACTCCACTTCGACGAACGCGCGGCTGCCTTTGCCCCATTCATCCAAAAGCGCCGAAGCGCCATCAAGACCTGAATCGGAGCCACAAGACCGCCAATCGCCTTTAAAGGAGCTTCCCCACCGGTTAGTGTCCGTGTCCAAGGCCGGAAGTCCTGTCCTGGGATCCATCGGCCTCGGCATCGCAGTGACTGCGTATCCTCGCCTGCGCATTTCGTAAGCGACGACGCAACGCTGGCAGTTGTTCCTGTATTCCGGACCCTCATCGAACATCGGATTCGTGCCCACGACCGCATCCCTCAGGTTTCCGCTTCCAAGGAAGGTCCTGAACGGATGCTTCGCGTCGAACTTCGGCGGACGGCCCGGAGTCTTCTTCAATGCTTCGGGGACCACGGAATCCGTGCACACGCCGGGAGAGCTCCTGTACGCTTTGAGAATGTCTCCATCGTATTCGCGGTCGGCGAGCGCTTTCATTCGCTCGTATTCGGCTTTGTATGCGGTTTCGTCGTATCCGGCGAGCACCTGTTTGCCCCAGTTCGGCATGGGTTGGCAATGGCAGTCGGCGTGGTAGATGTTGCCTTTGCCACCTGCCGCTTCCTCGCTGGTGTATGCGTAGCCGCGTGAGGCGAGCATGGCGCAGAACGCGCATGTTTTGGGACCTTTTGGTACTCTCGCCCATTTTGGTTTCGTGGGGTCGAGTCGTATGTTCCGTCGTTCGGTCAATCGGGCGCCGGTGCGGATCATGTCGGTGATGAACTGTTGCGCGTCGTCGATGTTCGAGAATGATGGCCACAGGTCGTCGATGGTCGCGCCGGATCGTGCCTGTCCTGCCATGACCTGCGAGTAGGTCAATCCGTTGTAGTCGGTGTTGGCGAAGCCGCCTTGGACCTGCCAAAGTACCCGTTCCGGTTCCAGGTCAGATCCAGGGTCGAAGTCTGGCATGGTCACGCCAGCGTATTCGGCCCATGCGGTGCGTACCGTCGCATAATAGTCGTCGGCGAGGCGGTTGGCCGCGGCCGTGTATTCACGCACCGTTTCGCGCGCGTTCAACGGGTCGCGTTCCAGTACGGTCTCGATTTCATCGGCGGCCGCGTCGGTCAGGTTCGTGAGGTTGTCCTGGTAGTCCTTCCATGCTTGGTCAAGCACCTGTTCCAATGCTTTGCGGCGTTCCGGAGGCAGATTCAGATTGTTCAGATTCATCTGACGCCTCCTGCTGCTGGCTGTTTTGCGCCGCGCGGATCTTGAGCTGGTCCACGACGTTCTGCGCGCGTGCCTTGCGCTGGTCGGCGCGTAGACGCGTGATTTCCTCACGGCTCAGGCCGAGGCGTTCGAGTCCGACGTCGGAGTCGGCGTAGCCGGTGACCTTGTCGGCGATCTTCGTGAACGCGTCGGCGCGCGCCGCATCGGAGACCTCCCTTGTCGGTGCCCATACCGGGTGCACGTCGCGTATGGAGTCCGGTATCGTGTTCGCGCCTTCGCGCAACGCCACGGCGATGCCCATGGCCCGTTTGAGTTCCCGTCCGAAGGCCACGTTCTGCTTGTCTGCGATGCGTGTCAGACGTCGTTCGGCGGACGCCATGGCCTCGGCACTGGTCGGGTTGTCCAATGTGATGCCCAGGTAGTCGACCGGCACCCGGGTCTGCGAGGCGACGAGCATGGCCATCGTCTTGAGCATGTCCGAATGGGGTGTCATGGACGCCTGCTGCACCTGCTGCAATTGGGGAAGGTTGCCGTCCTCGTCGGCACTGATCGCGTTGATCGCCTGGATGAGGCTCTTCCACGTGTTGCTGCTGAACGCGTCCCTGTTCGCTCCGATGAACCAGAGTTTGGGGACGGAATAGAATTCGGCAGACGCCTCCATGCGGACCACGGTACGGAATCCAGCATCGACAAGGCTCATGAGCGAACGGCTGATGCGGCTGTGGCCGAACGGCCGGTCCATCTGCCTGTCATAGGCGAGCGAGACGACCGTCGGCTGATCGAAGTTCGTTTCGATTTTCTCCGCACGCCATGGCATCAGGTGGCCAGAGCATTCGTAGACCTTGCCTGGAAGCCACACGTTGAACGCGCATATCCGCCCGTCCTTATCGTCCTCGGTGATGGTCAACGCGGCGGCCAGACGATGGTTGCACCGGTCCCAGATGCCCGCGGACCAGTCGGCGGAACGCGGAATCATACTGATTCGTTCCGGATCCTCCGGGTCTGCGGCGATGGTCAGGAAACTGCATGAATGCTTGTATGCGGATACGATCAGTTCGGACGTGGCCACGTCCAATTGGTTGTCCTCGAACAGGTCGCCAACACCCATCGTGTCGTCACCGGAAATGCTGAACCCTTCCAGGTCGCTCAAATCGCTCAATGAGCGGACGGCCAGTTCCGGCCATCCAATCATCGCCTCGACCTTGTTTTTGATCTGGTCCGGGATGGAGATTCCGAAGTCCTTGAACCGTTCCTTGCAGTCGTAGTAGGCTCCGCGGATCAGGTTGCGTGGATATTTCTCTCGCCATACGCGCAACAGTTCGTGGATGATGGGCATGTCCTCGTCGTCGACGCCGAGGATGGCGCCGATGTTGCCGCTCGCGGTATCGAGGTAGCTGCTGCCGGTGAATTTCGGTGCCGTGCTTACCGTAGTGCCGTCGGCCATGTAGAACACCATCAGACCATCACCTCCTGTCGTCTTCCCGGATGTCGTTTCGTCGTGCACGCCCCGTACAGGGCGAGTGTGGTGGACACGAGCGGGGTTATGTCAATGTCACTGCCGAGTTTGTTCCAGGCGATCGCGCCGGACTGTCCCAATGGGCGCGTTGTCGCGCCTTTGACGGCGGCGGCCAATTGCGGCTGGTATTCGTCCGGCGGGTGCCTGAGCGTTCCGGCCTTGAGCATGTCGAGTAACCGGCCGCATGCGCGGCCCATCTCCTGCATGTTCGTCACCGTGACCCTCACGTGTGCGGCCTTCAGGTCGGGCAGCAGGCTCATGGCGGGCGACTGCGCGTCGATGACCACGCTGGCGGTCCTCGGCCAGCGTTCGGCAAGCCAGTCCACAGCCCACATGGTTCCCGCCTGCCGCGCGTCCTTGATGTTCGCCATCTGGATGACAGCCGAACCGTCCTCGTACCGCAATGCGGCACCGATGGTCAGCACGCTCCTGTCGGGCGGCATGTCGAGGCCGAAGCTCACCGTGCCGCCTTCGGGCACGTCATCGACGGCCGCGGCCTTCCACAGGTCGGGGCTGATGGCGTACGCGGCGGCGGTCTCATCCCAGATGCCGAGCGCCTCACGGCGGAACGAATCCTCGGCGAGGAGATTGCGCATGCGCAGTATCGCCTGCTCGCTGGTGCGTTTCGGATACGACGGGTTCGCTTTCGCCCACGCGCTCCTGTCGTCCGGATCGCAGTCGCGGTCCGCGCCGAGCTCCACGTAGAGCATGTCGTCCGACTTGCCGGACAACGCGGTGGAACGTTTCTCCTCGAACGCCTCGCACTGGTCGCCCGGCTTCGGTGGATTGCCCATGAACACGATCAACGGGTTCGGACTCGTGTTCACGATCGGAATCAAGTTGTCCAAAGCCTTGATGGTGAGGATCTGAGCCTCGTCGAACACCTCGATGTCTGCGGAGTGCAGGCCTCGGCCGAAACCGTTCTCGCGGGCGCCGAACATGATGCGGCTGCCGTTGGTGAAACGGATCTCCTGCTGGCCGTTCGCTCGACGCACGTTCTGCACGTACCTGGACAGTTTCGGATTGTGTGTCAGGTCGCACATGTCGGCGAACGTCTCGTCGGAGGTGCGCGTGTGGTGCGCGGTCCAGATGACCAATGTCCCGGCACGTCCGGCGCACAGGATGAACATCGCGGTGCCGACCGTGAACGTCTTGCCGATCTGCCTGCAGCTGGACAGTACCGCCCCACCGGAGCCACAGGCGTATTTGCCGTCCGCGCGTTTGGCGAACAGCAGGTAGAGGAAGCCCTTCTGCCACAGGTCGTAGTGGATTCCGGCCTTGGCAGCCGCGCTGTTGATCAGGTTGAAATCGCTCGACGTGACGTCTTCCGGCTGCACGAGCCGTTGGGCGATCTCAGACAATCGACGCTCCGACATCCTCCGCCACCTCCGTCACGTCATCATTCGCATCGAACAGGCTGCCGGATTCCTCGGCCATGCGCATCCGTTCGTCGAATTCGGCGAGCTTGCTGCTGATCGACGGCAACGCGCTGGCCGGCGTCGACGGGTCATGCAGAGCCTCGCGCAGTCTGCCGACGATTTCGCGGAGCGTGTCCTCATGGGAACCGTCCATCATCCGTTCGAAGTTCCGTCTGTCGAGTTCCCGCTCGGGTTTTCTCTTCGCCTCAACAGGTTTGCTTTTCCTCGCCTGAGCGGTATTGTTCTTTTTCCGACGATAATCCGCTTTCTGACGGCAGGATTTGGAACAGTACTTCTGAGGCCTCCCGTGGCCGGATGGCTGGAATTCCTTGCCGCAGAGTTCGCACTTCATCGGCGTAATCCTCGCTTTCCGACCTTTCGTTGTTTCCCCTGTTTCCGACGTTTGAATCCGCGGGGAGAAATCGGCACTGCACCCGAGGCGACCGGAAGGGGGTATACCCGGGGTCCCCGCCCTGGTCATCGGAGGTCAGATACCGAACGTTTTGAACGGCATCGAACTTGATTTCACTTCCTGTCTGCCAGCCAGCAGCGCTCGTGCGTGTTCGTCTGTCTTGTCGCTCTTCATCCTGTTGCATCTGCGGTGCGTGAGCCTGCAGTTAGTGAAGCTGTATGGATTGCCACCGCGTGAGACTGGTATGAGTTCGTCGACTTCGGCGCTCATCGGATGTGGTGTCTTCAATGTCTTGTCGACTGGCTTGCCGCAGATGGCGCACACGTCGTATGCGGCCAGCACTCTTGCCCTGAGCTGTCTGCGCCGCCAGCCGTTGCTGACGCGCTCGTTGCGCCGCTTGCTCATGTGGCCTCCCCACATGCATGAGCCCCGGGGTGCCGTGGATTTGCCGACGACTGTCTTCGCTGTCGGCTTGCCGGAATGCCGACAGCGAGACCCGTATATGGCCCCTCCCGTGTCTCGCGGGGGCTCCCCATCATCTGCGAATACCCATCCCGGATTTGTCAATACCCCTACCCCGGTTTTGTTTCATACCCCGGAGTCTTTAAACATTCGGATTCGCACGCCTGTTCTTGCGTGCCTCCTGCCGCCGTCTTATAGCGGCAGGCATCTGATAGACATAATTCAAAAACGTTGCAAGAAATCCGAGCATATCATCAGCATCCTCCTCACTGACCGGTTCAGTGAAATCGCCGTGAGCCATGTCATTGCCGAGATAACGTATCTCATGCGCCTCATCTTTAATCTGCTCGCTGATCACGCCATTGGCTGCCAGCTCATCAATTTTCGAAGCGAGATTGCCTTTCGTCACTTTCTTGTCTTTGGCCGTCGCTTCAAGTACGCTGCGGGCCATAAGGATCGCAGCTCGATAGGAACGAATACTAAAGCAGGCATATGCCTCGCTAGCAGCATCTGCGATATGTTGCGGCACGTCTTCGAACTCCTTTCCTAAAGGCTCATCTGGGAGCCAAACGAACGGTTGACTCCCGTCGTTCTTAGAAAATACCGAATTCGCATCGAAACGATCAAAGCCATCGTCTACATACGCAGCCATTAATGCGATATTCGGATATCCGCAATAATCACATTTGAAGAAAGCAGCCCAAATCGAATCCTTATCGGTTTGATATGAGTCGCCCATTCTGGTCATGTGCGCAACTTGATGACAGTGCCAGCAGGTTCTTGAAGCCATGCCATTGATTCTACGCTTAGGTGCCTTCGGCGGGATTCGAACCCGCGTCCACACGCGGCCACAAGGAAGAGAATCCAATAAAGACTCGCGGCCGGTACGATCTACCACTGATTCCTACGAAGGCATACGGGCAGGCGGATTGAGCTTCACCGCATCACGTAAGCGCGGGATTGGCTTGCCTGCCACATTGAGGTATGCCCACTCTGACGGGAGTGGGCGGAGCGTGTCCGATATGCCGTTCGGACAGGACGGCGTTACACAACCCAAGGAGTTAGGAGAATCCAAGGTGGATACGAAAAGGGCTCAAACCGCATGTCTTCGGTTTGAACCCTCTAATCCACTGACAATTTTGCGTTGCACTTTCGATTTTGTCAAATCGAGTCGCGTCGCATGACCTGTCCATGCACGTCGGAAAGCCTGTACAACGGCTGCCCCTTCACGTTTTCACCAACCGGTTGGAGCCTGCCGCGCTTGCGCCATGAGCGAATCGTGTTCGCGTTGCACTGGAATCCGCATTCGCGCAGCAGTTCCGCACACTCCCCCGCCGTGAACGCCCTGCCCGATTCGATGCACTCCCGCAGGAACCCCAATCGCACGTCGACCACACGATAAGTGTTGCCGCACACCGGACAATCAACGCTCACCGCGCCGACCTCCGCACTCAGCTCCACTCCACACAGAGGATTCAGGCACCTGCCGATGCCGTGCCTGGATGGTGGCACGTCGATGATGGCCAGCGTCTTGCGCACCAACCGCTCCCAGTCATGCCAGATCAAACCGATGTCCGGCAGTCGGTTCAACCGCTGGCATGACCAACATGCCTTGAGCATGTCAACGATGGGCGGGACCGCGATGCTTGTGGCCCATGGCATGGCCGGCGGCGCATACAATCGACACCACAACGCCGTCACCGCATCCTCGATCTCCTGCAGATGGTCAACGACCGAGAGTCTGATAGGCGTGGGCGCGGACTGCAGATTGACACGTCCAGGCTGGTGGCCTCCGTAATGCGCCGTCGAATCCAGGAACTCGCGCAGGGCTTGGATCCATGACGGATAGTCGTGGATCCATCCCCTCAAAGCGGTCTCGCACTTGTCGCACATCGTGTTGCGAAGATTGCACTCCCCGCCGCACACTCGGCACATGCCGGCGAGCGCTGGCTTGTTTTGGTTGGTTTGTGTTGGTTGGGATTCGTTGTTTTGTTCGTTCATTTGTTCGATTCCCTCCGGCGTGGTAGTCTTCTGGTGGTGTCAGGAGCCCGGCCGGAAGGTCGGGTTTCTTGTTATTCGTGGTGTTGTTGGATGATTGCTTTGATTTCCTCTTTGGGGACTTGTGGCATCAGTGGCGAGATCTCATCGAGGCTGTATCCGGCCTGATGCCATTTGATGATCATGTCCATGAGGGTTTTCTTCACTTTCATTTCGTTTCCCTTCGTATTTGCTGGATGATCGTCTCGTATGGTTTGCGGTGGAAGATGCGTATCCACCATTCGGGGCGGCGGCCCCATATGGTTTTGACTTCGGTGAGGGGAAACCATGATACGTACCATTTTTGGCAATTTCCGCAGTACAGCACCTCGCCTTCCTCCTTCGGTCTGGGATGCTCATGGTCGAACGCTGGCGGCCTTGGCACCAAATAACTTCGATTGCTCATTTTGTGTCCTTGAGTGGGATGCGTTTCATTCCTTCGCCGCCTTCATTTCTTGGACTTCACCGTCAAAAAAATCGATGATGAGATTGCAGATGGCGACCGCCGACGTTTTGAGCTGGGTTTTTTCCTCTTTGTTTTCGGCTTTGATGGCGAAAACGCCATCCTTGCTGTTGAAATCGATTCTCATTTCGTGTCCTTCGTGGTTGGGCGGACGGTGAATGCGACGAGTCCGGTCTCGGCGGGGAACACCTTGACCGGCTCGCCAGTCCTCAAGGACATGGCCTGCGCGTAGTCGCCAGCGTCGTCGATGTCCTCGAACGTTCTGACGCCTTCCTGGGTGACGACGTTGTAGCTCATCTTGTCGGCTCCTTGTCGGCTCCGTCGGCGTGCGCCTAGTCGCAGCTCATGCCTGCGGTCGAGGAGACGCAGGTGACGCGACGCGTATCCTGCAGTTCGACAACGCATTCTCGCATCGACGTGTTAGACCAGCGCTTGCATGCGGTGCTGGTCCGTGGATCAGGTTCGGAGGTTCCCTCTCCGCGCGCCCCGCAGCCCGCGAGCGCGGCCGTCGTGAGGATGGCTGCGAGGATGGCTGCGAGGATGCTGGCGATGGTTTCGGTGGTGTGTTTGGCTGTTCGTTTCATTAGAGGCTTCCCAGGTAGGCGATGATGATGGTTGCGGTGAGGATGATCAATGCGGCGGTGGTCATGCGTGTGCCGCCACATGGATTCGGATTGGTTTGTTGGTCATGGCTGGTTTCTTTCTCGTTTGTTTTCGGCTTCGTCCAATGCGGTGTCGAGCATGTCGGCGAGACGTTCGGCCTTGTCGGGCGTGAGCCTGTAGCTGGTGAGCTGGTATGCGTACGGGCCTATGGAATGGCCTTCTCGGATGTTCAGGATGATGCAGTTGCCTTTCGTACTGGACTTGGCGGTCACGTCGAGGCTTTCGTAGGGTTTGGGGCTCATTCGCGGTTCCTTTTCGGATTGTGGTCGGGGCACAGGTCGAGTTCGTGGCTCCATCCCTGGTATTCGAGGCGGTATCTGGTGCCGATGTCGTGGCAGCGGCATTCGCGGCAGTCGGCGTGCAGGTGGTTGGGGCAGTCCACGTGGCCGTCACGCTCCTGCCATCCGGGTTCCGTGCAGTCGGATTCGAGTCCGCAATGGTGGCACACGTACATGGGATGGCAATTCGGGCAGTAGGTCTCCCAGTCGCCCTGCGAGTCCTCGCAGTACGTCCATCCGTCATCCTCCGCCTGCGCCAGCGCGGCGTCCTCGCTCCAGTAATCGTCGAACTGTTCGTAGCCGCAGCCGTCGCACACGCACGAGTAGGACGTTCGTTCGCGGATCATCACATGGTCCTTCCGGTGATGGACTTGTACAGGCTGCGGTAGTCGCTGATGTCGCGTTCGATGCACCAGCGGACGCGGTGATGGCTGGAATGCCTGCCGTACGGGTTTTCGCCCACGAACCAGTCGGCCAGATGTCGCATCGTGGTCACGTCCAGCTTCCGGTACGACATGCGGCGCACGATGTCCGGATCCAACCGGCGCAGGAAGTCCAGATCGAAATCCACGTTCGTTCCGGCCGGAACCAACGCGAACCGTTGCGCGAGGCTATCCAGGAATTCGAGGATCGCATCAGCGACGGCCTTGCGGTTGGTTCTGGACGGGTCGGAGTCCACCAGGGCGTACAACAGTCCAGAATCGCAGTGCATGCTGAAGCTCACCGGCGTGAAATCATCGAACGTGAGGCACTGCGGCTTCACCAGGCGGGTGAGCGTGCCGTACGTTTCGGTGGCGTCCACGCTCGTGCAGCGCATCCCGACCTCCAGCAGTTCGTCCAGGTCGCGGTCCACTCCAGTGGTCTCCACGTCGACCCACAGGAGCGCCTCCGGCTTCCCATTCCGGTCTTTGTCCTGTTTCCTCATGATTCTTCCTTCCAAGTGCTTTGCCATTCGATGATTTCGATTTGAGTGAGCCGTTGCGCCGTGCCGTCATCCAACAGCCACCACCAGTCGCCGTTCCAATCGCGTATCGGCACGCTGAGCGGAGCACGCCAACTCGGGATGATGTAGCCGAACCGTTCCGCCTCGGCCAGATGCGCGTGCGCCCAACCATGACAGCCGGTCGTGCCGGAACCGCACAGTTCCACGATGTTGCACGGCAGGTCACGCACGGTCGGGTCGGCCCGACGGCGCAACTGCCGGTGATGGCCGCTCCTGCCCGGCCAGACACTCGGGTCGTGCAGGTTGCGTCCGCAACGCATGCAATGCCAACCCTGACGTTGCAAGGCGATGCGTTTCGATTCCTGGAATTGCCGGTCGCTCATCGTCGCTCCCTTCCGAACTGGTCGAGCAGGTTGATGCAGGTCGAGCAGTCGCGTTTGATATCGCGGATGCGGTCAAGGTCCATATCGGCGAGCGCCGGGCCTTTGAGCGCGTCGAGTTCCAATCGGTCGGCGGCCTGGATGGCCGAGGTGAGGACGCCGGCCATGCGTGCGATGGTCATGGCGTTCATGCCGCCGCCTCCTGTTCGAACAGTTGTTCGGCCAATACGTCGCCGGGCACGTTCGCGAGCTGACGGCGCAGCATGTCCGGGTCCAAGCCCTGGTTGAGCAGGTCCGCGACCTTGCATGCGAGCTCCATGTACGTGTCCGTGCCTTCGCAGGCTATCGGGCCGAGTACGCGTTTGACCTCTTCGCTGCCCCACGTATACCGGCGAGTGCCGGTTTTGGGTGTGGCGAATCCGCGTTCCTTGCCTTTGACGAGCCAGTTGCGGTATTTCGCGTTCCAGTCGGCCGAGCGGGCTGCCGAGTCGAGGGCCCTGTCGCGGAATTTTTCGGCTTCGATGTCGCAGTCGATGCCTAGCCGGTCGGCGAGCGCCCGGTGTTCCTCAGAGGGTTTCCAGTCGGCTGGTATTGGGATTTGTTTTCTCGCGCGCGCGTTACTCTCTCTAGGTTCTATATACGGTTCTTCCTTAGATATGGTTCTTGTGCAATCATGTTGCACCCCTGTTTGCACACCTGTCCGTGTTTTTTGCACCCCTGCTTGCACTGCTGGTGTGCAGTCTGTTTGCACTGCTGGCGTGCAGTCGTGTTGCACTGGTGTTTCGGCGTTTTTGAGAGGTGCAGTTTTTGCACCTCTGCTCATGTTGAGGTTCCAGACGGTCGGCTTGTATCCGCCGAGGCCGGACACGATGCGCTGGTCTCCCCTGCTGATCAGTCCGGAGGATTCGAGACTCTTCAACGCGTAGGAGACCGTACGCACGCTGTATCCGGTCAACCGACTGATCGTGCTCCTGCTCGGATACGCTCCCATGCCTTGAGGGTCGGCATGGTCGGCCAGCACGAGAAGCGTGCGGAAATCCGCGTGCTTGATGTCCGGCGCTACACCGTAGATAACCCATGTCAACGCTTGGATGCTCATGATTCGTCCTTAGAAATCCGGTTCGGATTCCGGCTTGCCGAAATCACCGAACGATGCCGATTGGTTCTGTGGCTGACCCCACGGGTCCGACGGCGGCAACGAAGCGGCGGCTCCTCCCGCATAGCCCGCCGGCATGGAAGCCGGATTGCCGTACGCGCCCGCCGTGCCCGACTGGACCTTCGCGACCTGCGCCGTCGCATACCGCAAGGAAGGGCCGATCTCATCCACCTGCAATTCCACGGAAGAACGCTTCTGATGCTGCTCGTCCTCCCACGAACGCTGCGTCAGCCTGCCCTGGGCGACCACACGCATGCCCTTCGCGAGGGAGCGGGCGCAATGCTCGGCCAGATCACCCCACACCGTGCAACGAAGGAACAACGCGTCCCCATCGACCCACTGCTGCGACTGCCGGTCGAACGTGCGTGGAGTGGACGCGATCGTGAACCCAGCCACGCTCCTGCCGTTCTTCGTCGACCTCAACTCCGGATCAGCGGTCAGATTGCCCACAACCGCGATGATCGTCTCACCAGCCATCAGAATCTTCTTTCACGGCGAGAGTCTTGATGATGCGGATGGTCTCGCCACCATCCCTGGTCTTCACCATGTGCGTCAACTGCGCGGCCGCTCCCTGATGGAAACTGTCATCAGGCATCACCTCCAACACCGGCATGGCGATCTCGGACACGAACCGGCCCACCAGTCCGGTGAACCGCACGCCCACCGATTCCAGAATCACCAGCTCCTTCCACGCCTCGCTCTCCATCGCCCGACGGCACGCGCCGGCCACCGCCCTGTCACCACTCGTCATCTTCTTCGTGTCGACGTCCTTGACCGGAGCGTTCGGACTGAAATGCCAATGCGGCAGAATCTCCCTCATCGGTCACTCCCCTCAGTCGTCGTCCCTGGACGAGAACCGCACCACCAGCCACAACGCGGTGGCGAGATACACGCCCTCGACCAGCAGCGCGCCGGCCATGTTCCCAGAATCACGCCAGGTGAGCATGAGCGTCACGCTCACGACCAGGCCGATGACCGCAATCGCGAATTTCATGCGGCGCAAGGCGTAGTTCGGACGCCCTTCCTTCCGCTTCTGGGATTCGGGTCTGTCTTCGAGCCGGTAGTCGTTGCCGGTCATTTGTTTTCCTCCAGTTCCTTGAGGATGCGATTGCATTCGCGACGCATGAATTGGATATCCGTCTTCGTGAACGTGAAATCGGTGCGTCCGGCCGTAGTGAAGAAGCTGACTTCGACTTCGGCGTGGTGGTCACTGGTCTCGTTCTGGTGTTTGCGGACGCGCATCTGCAGCGCGCCATTCGCGAACATGCTCATCTGGCACCTCCGATCATGTTGATGAGTGTGTGAATGATGTCTTTGCTTTCCTCGGCGGTGAATTCCGCCAGCGTTATCTCCTGGATGCCGTCGATGAGTCTGGCGAATCCGTCCACGTCCACCCGGACGTAGAAGCCACTCGACGCGAGCAGCACGTTATGCGGGTCATGGCGTCCCGACTTCGGCGGCGCCGGCGGATTCAGCCTCACGGCCTGTCTGATGCCCATGTCACAGCTCCTTGTTGATCGTGTCGACGATGAGGTCCACTATTCCGGTGACGTCAAGGTCGACGTAGCCGACGATGTGGCCGAGCGCCCGCATGGCCTCCACATCCCCGTCCTTGAATGGGTGGACCAGTTCGCCCTGGGTCTCGAACTCGTCGAACACTGCCTGCACGCAGGCCTTGCGAATCGTTTTCATGCCGACTCCTTTCCCTCGTATTCACATGTGCTCTGGTAGAGGTGTTCCTTGAAGTAGGCGATCATCGGCTCCTTCGGATACATGACGGTCCGTCCAACCTTCACGAACTTCGGGCCGATTCCCGCACCACGCCAGTACGCCAAGGTGCCCTCCTTGATGCCGCAACGGTCCGCGATGTCCTTCGTCGTGTTCATCGGTTTCAGGACCTCAGCGAGCGCAGCGAACGTCGTATCGTCTTCCATCACGCGCCTCCTTTGCGTGTGTAATGCCGGGCGGCGTTAGGAGAACCGCCCGGCCCCCTCCTAAAATCGGTGTCATCCCGCATATGCGACGTGCGGGCCGAACAGTTAGGAGAAGGATTATGAGTGACAGACTCACGCTCGGCACCGGAACCGGCGAACCGATTCATGTGAAGCTTGCCGAAGGACAGGATCGAGCGAGCCTTGAGGAGGATCTGATGGAAGCGGCCAGAAACGGTACGGTCGTTACCGTCAGCGGATCCGTCAAGGGCACCAGCTCGGACACCATCCACATCAACCCGTCCAACGCGTTGTGGTGGGCGATCGACGACGCCACCAAACAGAGCGTCGGACGCATTTACTGACATCTCCATCTCGTGGTCAAGCTGCGCGTCGATACGCGGCTTGACCGCTTTCATGTCGTGTTCCGGGAGCACTAGAAGATATGCCGCGATGCCGTCGCCGTCCTCGTAGCGGAACAGTTTGGCGCATTTCTCGTCGGGAATCTCGATGCTGAGGATTCCCATCACGCACCCGCTTCCAACGTCGGCTGAGCGCGACCCCAGTACCGGTCGATGAAATAGCGCTGCCCCTTGCCCGTGACCTTCGGAGTGCGGCTGACCGTGGTGTGCCCATCCGCATGGGTGACGGTGGTCTCCTTGATGCGGAACAGGCCGAGTTCCATCGCACGCTGTGTCGGCACGTTGCGATTCGAACCGGACTTGCCGAGATACCCGTCAGCCTGAAGAAGGCGGAACAGTCTGTTCTGGCCGATGTCCATCCCGTTCTGCCGGAGCATCTTCGCGAGCTCGCCGACCAGGCACGTGCCGTCGGACGCGGCTACGGCGTCTGCGAACCGCGCTTTCGGCTCCAGTTCCACGATGCGCGTCTGCTGTTCGGCGATCTTCCGCTGCTGCTGTTCCATGGTGCGCTGGCCGATCATCACGGCCTTCGCAAGGATGGTCATGTCATCATCCGCGTCCGTGGCGGGAATGTAGCCGCCGGTTTTGCGGATCTGGGGCAACACCTCATGAGTCACCCAACGCTGGAACTCCTTGGCCTCCGGCTTCCGAGACTTCATCACAAGACGGTAAAGACCAGGTTCGCTGATGATATACGTCTGCTGCCGGCGACCAATCGAATCGATGACTTCAGTAGTACTGAACTCATCCTTATCAAACATTTTGACGGTCTCAGTTGGATTGCCAAGGTCAAGGATGCTCATACAATCTTTGAGCACGAACCAGGGCTCCCCCGCCTCGTCGGTCAAGGTACGCAATGCCGCGCCCTTGAAATCGAACTTCTGTATTTCGTTGTTCATGTGATTCTCCTTAGAATCGTTCTCATGTGTTCTTCCGTGATGATTGGTGAAATATGAGTTGGGTTACCGGTATTGATTGGTCCTCGGTGGTACCGGCGAGCGTCGTAACGTCCACGGCGGTCACGCTGCTGTTGCGCTATTTCGACAGGAACCGGCCGAATCTTGTGCTTACACGGCGTGAAGTTGTGCTGCCGGAGCATCTGTCTGGTAATCGCGATCTGTATGGCGAGCCACTGACCTTGGAGAACATCGGCACAGCGCCAGCCATTGACGTCCGGTTCGTCGGCTCCGGCTGCGTTGTCGCGGTGGAACTCAAGCCTTCGCATGGCAACGACTTACGTCACTGGGAAAGTTCCATGCCATCCATCGCCCCGGGCGAGTCCGTCGTATTGCAGATGCATCACTCCGATGCGGATTCGATCATCGTGGTCACGCATGACCGTTTCCCCTCGATTCCTTGGCTCCGCTGGTGGAAGAAGCGTCTCCGATGTCATGTGGGACGTGTCTCCGGTGAGAATCTGTGGCCGGCCAGTGGGTATAAGGCGATTCGGATTCCCCTTTGGCGGCAGCTGATTGGCCGGCTGGAACGGTACGAGCTTCGGAATCGCACTGACGAGATCGAGGAGCCACCGGAACCGTTGCATCCGACGCCGATGACCGGGCGATGATCCCGTTCAGAAACTCGACATCGGCATTGAGACGCTGTCTTTTTTCGATGTTCCGCTCCCAGAGTTCGATGGCGGCAACCGGATCCGAAACAGGATTCGAGCTTGCTCTGCATTCGCAGTCAAGCTTGAGGCCCAAGTCGTTTGCCTTGACGTGTGGCATGCGGCCGCACGTCGGGCACGGGTGAATCGGTGACGAGAGAATCGACGTGATTCTGGTCGCCCAGGCGTCCCACCGTTTCAGCATGAACTCCTGCGATACGCCTTCCTCTGCAGGACCATGCCCATTCGAGCAGGATACGACGAAGTAATCCATCCTGTTGTTACCCGAATAAGCTGTTTTCGACACACGGATTTCCGGAATGCCGCCGCATAGCGGACAATCCAATGGCCTTTTCGAATCTTCGACCGG